TTTTATTGTTTGTTCAGCAACTTGTTTGAGTGTCATTCCTACTTTTTGTGGAGTATCAGTAGCTAACTTTTCTAATTTTTTTGCCAGTTTTTCCCAGTCACCGCTAAGTTTCATTTTTTTCCACTTCCTCCACCGATATCTCCTGATGTTCTAAAAAATCAGTGTACTTTATAGGTTTATTGGCTTTAAATTTATATTTTATTCCACCTTTATTTACTATCAAAATATCATTCTGCTTTATTTCTACATCATTACTAACAAATATCTTATACGAATTTTTAGAACTATTTATAACTCCACTCTCAGTAGCTCTTAAAATTCCAGCACTCAACTGACACTTAACATTTGTATAAACGACTTCCCAACCTTGAACTGTCAAACCAAATTCCGTCTTTGTTTTTGTATTTCTTTTAACTTCTTCTATCACATCGGTATCAAAAAAATCTTCAAACATCACATACCACCTTTATTTTATAACTCCAAGTTTTCTAAAACGATTCAAACTTTTTCTAAATTCCACATCATCGTTTAACTCAGTTACAAATTCAACTTGCCTATCTCCACTTTTCATAGATTTTATATTTCTATTTTTATCAAAATTATATTTAAAAATATATTTTGTTATAGGAGTTATCAATTCTCTTGGGAAGTCTTCTCGGTTCATATAGTTAATACTATCTTGAACAATGCTCTCAATAGCAAATTTAGTCTTTGCTTCATTTGGTGTTACATCAGAAATAATTTTTATTTTTTCATAAATTTCATCAATTAATTCAGTCATTTCTATTACCTCTTAAAAATAAAAAAGTATGGCGTTTTAACCACACTTTTTTACTACGCTTCAATTGCAACTAGACCCTTTACTTTGTTATCAAGTATAAAACAGTCATAATAAAATCTACCTAAAAATAAAGTTCCTGAATAATTTTCTGAATCTGTAACTACTCTATATTCAGCTAATTTCACAGGACCAACCGTTGCCGAATTGTGCCCTATTAAACAACCGTAATTTTTAGTTGTAGCTCCACCTACTCCTGTTTTAATTTCCATCCATTTTTTAGTAACTCTTACTATCGGTACTCCGTCAACTATTCCTACTAATCCATTTATTTTTATATTTTGCCCAATATCCGAAGCTTTGATGAAATTGTCATCTTTTTTCAATTTTGTTAAAAACTCAGGTGTAACATAAGCAATCCTATTTTGAGGTACATCCGCATCATTTAATTTCTCCTGTGCTTCTAAAAATTTGTTATATGCGTTGTTAGCTGCAAGTCCTGTCACTGTCTGTGATTTTGTATCACAGGTTTTAAGAATTGTTTCAAATCTGTATTTCTCAATCTCAGGAATTACTCTTTCTCTCAATTGTCTTGCCAACACTTCTCCAGCTTTAATTTTTGTTTCATCTTCGTCCATTTTATCCAAAAGCATTTTAAAAGCTCTATCTTTTGTTAATGTCAATTCTTAGATTGAATTTTGCAAAATGTCTGCATTTCCATAACCTGTATTTCTGTTATAGTCCCTATTATCAACTGTATTAATTGAAGTCACTTTTACAGTTTTAGCTCCTACAAAGCTGTAATCATTATTTACTATTTTCTGTGATACTGCTTCACTTGTAAATCTTTCATCAATTTTATCTGCAAATAATTCAGTATAAATCATTGCCATATTCTATCATCTCCTTTAAATTAAAAAGAACTAAAAGCCTTATCGAATGCTTCAAGTCCTATATCTTTTTTATCTTTTTCTCCTGCACTTCCACCATTTAAAGAGTTTGGTGTTCCTCCGCTTTGTGTTTTAAGATAGCTAGATAAATTCTCAGAAAAAGATTTCACACTATCTTCAATCTCTTCTTGAGTATTTCCAGTAATGCTGCCTAAAAAACTATCTGGAATTTTATATTTCCCTAATATAGCCTTTTTCATCTCATTAGTTTTCAATGTTGCAAGTTCCGTATTTGAAGTATCAAGTTGTTTTTGAAGTTCAGCAAGGCTCTTATTATACTTCTCTTCTGCAGTAAGATTAGCATTATTGATTCTTGTTTCATAATCTTCAATCGTTTCACCGTGCTTTCTCTCCAATTCTTTTTTCTCACTTTCAAACTTTTTTCTCTCTCTTGCAATTCTTTCTTTAATCATTTCATCTACTTGTTCCTGTGTAAATGTATTTTCTGACATAATTATCCTCCCATTTAAAGTCTGTCGACTATTTTCTATCCAGATGTTTAATGTCCATCAGTACGACAAATAAAAAGAGCAGTCGTTAAACTACTCTTTTGATTTTTTTTCACTAAAATACAATTCATACAATTCTCGTACAACAATCAAACCTATCTCTTTTGCAACCTCAGAGCATTTCAATTCTTCAAAAAATTCCCTATCCATTCTCAGATATTCCTTATACAAGTAATTTTTCTCCTCGCTATTCTTAGCAATACTAACTCTTTCTTCTGCTTCTTTTAATTTTTTAAAGTTTTTATATAATTCACTATCTACCGTTAATTTCATTTCTTCTATACCTTAATCCCTTTTTTTTTGCTGTTTCATACTGCTTTAGTTCTCTCCAGATTTTAAATGTCATTTTATCTAGTAAGTCACCTTGCTTTGCTATTATCTCCGCCATCATATCTTTCATTTCAAACATGTCTTTTGATAACTCATGGATATACTTTTCATCAATTGCAGCTAAATATTTCAATTTCAAATTAGTGAACGAACTAAAATCATCATTGCTAAATCCCCACTCGTGATTACTATTTTTAGGATGGTTGTGAGTATACAAAGCGTCTTCAAAGTTAATTTTAGTCATCTTATGACTTAGTATCGAATTTTCATCTCCTTTCAAAATATAAATATCTCCATTTTTAGCTATTACCAACGCATTTTCTTTACTTTTCTTAACGATTTTTTGTTCATATCTTCGCAACAATTCCAGCGGTTCATCTTTATACTCCGTTGCATTAATATTCCCTATATTTCTGTATCTACCACCTTCAACAAAAACAGTACCATTATTATTGATTATACCCTCATTTTCATTATTTTCAAAATCTTCTTTTTCAGCTTCATCAGAAAAAACATCGGAATACTCATAAGGAACAGTTGTACTTCTACAATTCGGATGCATCGGCGGATAATTTTCTCCTTCCATTGCATTTTCCGTCTTGAACACCTCACCATTAAGACTAGCACAAGTATGACTTGTTCGACTATCCAATACCGCTAAAAACTCATACTTAACAACTCCAGAATCTTTATACCCCATAAGCGTTGCTTGGTTTTGTACATGGGCAGTTTCAGTTCTCACTAACCTTTCAGCATTTTTATAACTTGTATCAAACTTCTTAGCTATATTTTGCGACATAGTTCTATAGTTAATACCTTTATTCAGCCCAACAATCACTTCATTCTTTATCGCTTTCGCTAAATTATCAATGTTACTCCATATTCTACTTGAATAATTAGCCCCACTCCATTCTTGCTCCAGTACCATTTTTATTGTACTACTACTAATTACACCTTTTTTAAAATTCAAATCCTCAACAAATGATGTATAAGTATCTTCGTAAACATCAGCCAATGTATCTGTCACTTTACCTTTTATTTTCTCCCCTGCCTGTATAAGTTCATAGTCAACACCTGCTTTTAAACTGTCCAGTCGACTGATACGGCTTCTATATGCCAAGGTTTCAAGTTCAACTGACATTTTTCTAAACTCAACAGGATTACTTTTTTTCAACTTTTCAATTTCCTCTACATATTTTCCTATATTGTATCGCCATTCTTTATACTCAGTACCACGAAGCAGTTTATTCGCTTGAATCTTATCAACACCTAGTTTTGTCACTTCTTGTTGATATTTAGCGTATAATTGGGCTATTTTATTCTCTATTTCTTTTTTACTCTCACTAAGTATTTTTACATATTCTTTGTATGCTTCTGTGCCTTTGTTAAATGATAACTCTTCTCGTGCAAGTTGCCTTTTTTCCCAATATTCTTTATTCTTGTTTTTCATCTATTTTTTCCTGTTCATTTTTTAATCCTTTATATTCCACCGGTTGTTCAATTTGATTTTCTTTTT